ACGCCGTTTTTTTCTGGCGATACAGCAAAGCCGGTGACGGGCAGCGAGCCGACTGCGGTGCCGTTCACCGAGATCGGGCCGGAGGCCGTGCCGGTGAAGGTGCCGTTCGCGTTGCCGGATACTGTGCCGCTGACAGTGATGGTATGGCTGTGCGAGCCGAAACCGCTGCTCTGATTGGAGCCGAACGCGCGGCCTGGATCAATGCCGGCGCTGTCATCCCAACCACGGATAAATTGGCCGCGCATATCCGGAAGATTGAAAGTGGTGTGGCCGTCGCCGGGGCCGAAGGTGACGCCAATGATGTTGAAAAGAAGCGCATCGGTCGTGCGGCTCTTCGCGGCGCCGTTGCATTCATACCACCCCAGCGGCGCCGAGCTCGTCGCGAACCAGACGATCATGCCTGTGGCCGAACCGATATCCCCCGACAGCGCAATCGCCTGCCAGCTCTTGCCGTCCGAGACCAAAACCAGCGATTGACCACCCTGCATCGTGATCGATGCCGCGCCGGCGGTCGGCGAGCCCCACAAGCCGTAAATCAGGTCGCTGCCGACGGTCTGCACCGTGCCACCCTGGCGACAGACGACCGGATATTCGCGGCCGACCGCTGCGGCCGCAGAAGGCAGCGTGACGAAGACGCCAGCCGTGTCGATGCGTTGAATGATACCGGCATCGGTGATGCCCAGCATTTTATTGGCGGTCACCGAGACGGCGTTTAGGGTCGGCAGCGACGTCGCCAACCACTGATGGCTGAAATCGAGCGTGCCTACGCCGGTCGCGCCCGCCGACAGAGTCGTGCGCGCGAGTTCGAAGGTTGTGACGTTGTCGGCGACGCCGCTCGAGGCGAACAAATTCAGGCTGTCGACCGTCGAAGCATAGGCGGTGTAGGGGATGAAATTCGGATTGTAGTCGGGGTGGCCGGGTGGCGGACCGACGACTTGATACGGGTTCTGTTGAATCTGCGTCAGTGACGCCAGCAGGTAAACTGTCTGGGAACCGGCGCCGGGAACGACGCCGCTAAAAGGAACGGAATAGGTTTGAGTGTCGGCGCCGGTCGCAGTGCCGTGTGCGTTGGCAAGAACGCCATTCCCATAAAGTGCAGCAAAAGGCGGCGGCAGGCCAACCGAGATCGTGAGGCCGGATCCCGATACTGTCATGACATCCGGCCGCACAAGGCCGGGCATTGCTGCGGCTAACAGCGCCGACTGAAAATCGCCCGAAACGAGCTGCGCCGCCGTGGTGAAGGCGGTCGCGTCGACATATTCGTAGCGGGCGTAAGCAGCGGTCTGCATGGCCCGAAAATACGGGCCCCATCGCGCCAAACCCTATACCGCGAGGAGTTTTAGAATTATGCCACAGCCAGAGATGGATTGAGGGTTGGGTCTGTCAAATATAGGTCTGGTAGAAGCGGAAGCGCATTGTTCGTCGAAGCGTTGATCGTAAAACCGAGCTGCGTCAGGCCGCCCGCAAGATAGGCGCCGATCACGCTCGGTGCGTCGAAGAAATTGATCGTCTCGAGGAAGGTGCCGCGGTTCTGCTGATAGACGGCGGTAATTGGGACGCCCGCAGGCCGGACATAGGCCAAGCTGTTGATGATGCCGTCTATGTCATCCGGATTGACGCTGGCCGGGAAAATCAGCGTGTAACCGACATTCGGAAGATTTTCGACGACCTGAACGTTGACGTTGTAGACGATCGAGATCCAGAGCGCGATCTGGGCGGGCGGGCCGGCGCCGGCCAGCACCTCGAAAGCGATGCGCTTGGCGTAATTGGGGTTGACCTCGTTCAATCGGCGCGGAATGCCGAATAACAGACCCCAGACATCGAGCCAGCCATAGGCCGCATTGGCAAAGGTGAGCTGCGTCGAAGTGCCATCCCCGGCCAAGGTCACCCGATAGAGGCCAGCGGTCCAAGCATCCACCCATTGCCGATAGGTCTGGTCCGGTCGCTTGAAAGTGGGCGGCAGATCGTCCAGCTGACTCTGGATGTCAGTGAAATCCATTTCAGGGGGCCGCGGTCACGGTCACGGTCAGATTGTTGAGAATCACGCGACCGTAGGGGAATGGCGTCAGGCCGCTGACCGGCGTTGATGGCGCACCTGACGCATAGAGGCTGACCGCGAGCGACGTCAGCAGGCCGATCGAGGAATTCGCAGCGGCTGCGGAAATCTGCGGCTGCTCGGCGGTGGCGCCGAATGGCAGCGTGAAGTAGCCGCTGACCGCGCTAGAGATCGCCTGCTGCACGATCGATGTGCTGACCAGATTATTGACGGTCGCGATAACCGTCACATTGGCGTAGAGCGGGACGACCGCGAGAACATCGAAGGGCACCCCGGCGTCGCGATAACCGACTTGGCTGCCGCCGGAATTGGTCGCGCCTGATGCGATGCCGCCGTTCAGCTTCTGGGTAACAGCGGCGATCAGGCCGGAGCTGGCCCCGCCCAATCCGTTGTCGATGTAAAGCTGCCACAGTGCCTGCCCTGACGCGGCGCCGCTGCCGGCGACAATCCAGGGTTCGTAGCACGTTGAGAATTTCACAACTTCGCCGGTGCCGCTGGCGATCACGCCGATCGCAGCGTTGGCGATGGCGCCGGGCGACGACAGGCCGATCGCCCGCGATACGGCAGCGAAGCGGGCTAACGCCTGTGATGGTGTTTCGGCGTTCGCTCCGCCGGCGAAGCCAGACGCATTGGTCACGAAGAGCGGATACCCTACCGGCGTGACGATTTGCGTAAGCGCGCCGGCCGGGATATTGCCGCCGGTGCCGCCGATGACTGCGGTCACGGGGACCGAGACACCCGACGAACCATTGGCGAGCAGCGCCGTGACGGTAGTTTGAAATTGCACGCCGCCATTGGTGCCGACGATCGTGCCGGCCGGGATGGTGACGTTCTGAGAGGCCGGAGGTGCCGGGGTGACCGTGTTCGATGTCTCGAACAGCGCCACGCCGCTAGATGCGACGGCCTGCCCGGGAAAGATGCCGTAAAGCGACATCGCCGAATAGACGAGCGCCTGGAAGGCGAGTGCCTGATCCCAAATGCCTTGACGTTCGCTGACGGCGCCCGTGGCCTCAGCGAAGGTCCGGACTTGGCTGCCGGGGTTATAGTCGGTCACGGCGCCGTTCAGGGCGGCCATGCTTGCCAGGATCTGACTCGCGACATCCACCGTAGTCGGCGGGCTGGCTATCGTAATTTCGTTCGGGGGCGTCGCCATGCCGCGACCATAAACGAAGCCGGCCGAGTCGCGGATACCGCGATCAGGGCAGGTTTGAAATCACCTCGTTCACGGGCACCGGGCTGGCGCCGAAACCCTTGGGTTGCACCGTACCGCTGAAGCGGACGGTATTTGAGACGCCGGACGCGCTGGCTGAGACGATTGACGACACCCGGGGATCGGACAGCAAGCAGCTCTTCCCATAGGCGACGATATTGCCGACCGTATTCTGCCATTGGACTTGGCCGACTTCCGGCGGGATTCGACTCCCGTAGTCGCTATGATAGATCAGCGTGCCGATCGTGGTCTGCATCCGGCGGCCGAGCGCCCAGGCCAAATTCTTGTAGCCGGTGATGATCTGGAAATCGCCGGTCCAGGGCGGCATGACGCCGTTGATCGGGCCAACATACAGGTCCGTGCCCAGGAAATTGGCCTCATAGGACGGCGAAGCGCCAGTCGCGGCGATGCCGGTGCCGGGTGTCGGCAGGAGCAACTGCGAGCCATAGGCGGCAATCCCGGGCATCGCGACCGGCCCGACATAGGGCGGGAACAGCCCATTGAGGTTCGCAATCTCGGTCCATTCCTCGAAATTGCCGAGCGCACGGGCAGCCACATCCATCAGCGTCTCGCCATTGCGGAGGGTCGTTAAATTGACCTGACTGGTTTGCGGCTGGCGCAGGATCAAAAGAAAGCGGCTGATCTGGTTCATCATGCCGATCATGGCGTAGCGAATGACGCCGGATTGCTGGGCCGACTCGGAGAAAGGAGCCGATGTAATCAGATGGGCGACATTCGCCATCGCCGGTAGTGCGACCAGTTGATTCCAGGCGTTGGTCGCACCGACATCCTCGAAATAGGGGCCCGATGTGAACGAGCTCACAAGGGCGGCGATCGCCGAACAAGAAAGACTTTCGAGGTTGGCCGTATCATAGATCGGCGTCAGATTGACGCCCTGAAAAATCTGAACGCCGCTCGCTGCGGTGCTGAACGCCTGCGCGACCGCCTGGGCATTGGCGTTGAAGTTCGCGGCCGTCAATCCGGAGGGGGCTGGTTCGAAATTGAAGGTCGAATAGAACCCCAGAAGATTGGGATCGGGAATGATCGATTGGCCGCTAGAGATCACGCCGGCGGCGCCGAACGGCGGCTGCGGCACGATCTTGGAGAGTGCAAAATAGCCGCTCTGGTAAGCGGTCAGCCGGTTCTCGATCAATGTGACATCGGCCGGCGGTAGTGGGATCGGCTCGACGGTAAGCGCGGTCAGGCTGATTTGCTCGGCATTCCAGCCCTGCGCCAGATCATAGGCATCGATGGCGTTTACGCCGTTGGTCAGCGAATCGAGCATCGATTCCGAGATAGACGTCACGGCCTCCGGCGTCAGCGCGGTGCCGAGTTGATCGATGTAATAGGCCATGCCGAGATAGCACGCCGACCAGACCTCGCCGGAATAGCCCGTGAAGAAGGTCATCAGAACCCCGCCAGCAGCGCGCCACCGGTGGTGGGCGAATAGTTGGTCAACAAGCTTTCCGTATAGGCGGTGAGCGTGCCCAGCGCCTGTAGCGAGGGCGTCTGGAAATCAGTCAGAATGAGGTCGAGATTGAGCGGCGGGATTGGCGCCGCGACGTTCTTGATCGCCACGAAGCGGAACGCGTAATTGAACAGCAGCGGCCGGCGCTCGTTCCGCGTGATGCCCTGACGGCCGATCGGCTCGACCTGCCAGAAATCGCCGGACGAATAATCGTAGAGCTCGAGCGAATAGAGGTTGGGGTTGTTCGCGGCGGCCTGCGACTGGTTCAACTGCACATAGTAATTCAGCATGTTTTGCAGCTGCAGGATCGATTCCATGCCGGTAAAGGCATAGCCGTCGATCGAATGGCGTTGCCAGCCGGTCGTGCCTTCGAGCGTGAAAGTTGGCGGGCTGTTGCCGAACTGATCCACCGTGCGGTTCACGCCATATTGCTGCGGCGTGCCCTGCGTATCGTAGTAATTCGACATCGCCGCATATTCTTTGTTGATGGCGGACGGCGAGATCGGAAAGATGTAGGACTGGACTGCTTGCTTCGCCGGACTGAAATCCCGAATCGACAGCATGAACAGAACATACGAATTATTGGGCAGCGGCTGCGTATCGAAGCTTTGGCCGCCCAAGAAAAGACTGACGCCGGCCGACGCAGTCAACGCCTGATCGGCGCCCGCGGTCAGCGCGCTGCCAATATCGAGAGGCAGGCCGATCGTCATTGGATCTTGATCAGCGAGTCGTTCATGCTGCTCGCGGCATAGAGGTTATTGCCCAACCAAAGCAAGGAAGAGATGCCGAGCGGCACATTCGGTTGCACGCCGGTGATCTGCGCGATCAGGCCAGACGACAGGACGACGCCCGATGGGCTGATCGTGTACATGTAATTCTGCTGCGTGACCGCCGTCACATTGCCGGACGGGTCCCAGGCCAAAGCCGTCGGTACGCCGCTGACGCCCAGATTCGCGCTTGCCCATCCCGATGTCGCTGGATTGTAGATCGAGACCTCACCCCGGTTTTGTGGAACCAATGTGAATGGCGCACCGAACTTGAGCTGCGCCGTCGTCGAGGTGCTCGAGATGAAAATGTCGGGATTGCCCATGGCAATAGACTGCCCGGTGGGCGCGATGGCGGTCGTCGATTGCTGGACCAGATTGCTGCCGACCAAGCCAAACAACCGCGCGAGATTGGCGACGCTGTCGATGACGATGGCTTGGCCTTGAACGTAAAGCAACGACACGGCCGAGCCGGCCCAAAAACCCGAAGCCGCCACCGTCGTTCCTTCCAGGATCGACAAGTAGCCGCTACCGCCTTGAGTGCCGGCCGCATAGATATTGCCGCTGGCGTCGGCCTGCAGCGAGGTAGGCGTGAAAGGCAGCGCCGCAGAGGCGGTCACGACCCAAACGCCGTTGGCGAGGCCGAGATAGGCGACGCCGC